CCCGAAAGAATTGAAGCCTACAAACAAGCCTATATCGCCCATTTATGGGCAGTAATATGAAATGTACATATACCTACTACCAAAAAAAGCTATAAAAACATTTAAAAAACAGGTAGTTATAACAAAAAAGCCTGAAAAAGGCAGGAAAATGAAATGTACAAAAAACCGTTTTAATTACCATTTAATTACCGAGTAATTGCCCGATAATTACCATTTAAATAGAAGTAATTACATATATACCCTAATAATTACCAAAACCCCAACAAATACGCCCATTTAGGGCGTTTTTTTATGTCCTTAAACTACCAATACAACCACTTCTAAACACCTTTAAAAGGTACCCACCCAGTAAAGCCCAAAAACACCCTCTAAAAAAGTTGGGTATGCAGTTGGGTACGCAGTTGGGTACGCAATTGCGTATATTTTAGCGTACGAGTTCAAGGGGCAAATTACACGATTTTGGGCATTTTGAAAGGAAATGCTACCGAGTTTGTAGTATATTGCATTTGATTATATAATGTAAAACATTGATTAACAGTATATTTATATTATTATTGCTTTAAAAGTGCCTTTTTTCCTCTATATATTACGTACTTTCTACACCTTTTCTACCCTATATATGCTCTTAGTATGGAGTATTAAACCTAATAGTTACTTTCACCAACGCTAAAGCCTTGATAGAGGCAAAGGGAATATCTTTATCGGCGTGGTTAGGGTTCTCACTAACCAATTTTATATAGTTCTTTCCTTTTTTACTTTTATGTATATACTTAACAGCTAACACCTCTTCCCAATCTCCTAAATCATAGCCTAATACATACATTTCCCCAAATAGGAGGTAATCTAAATTGATTGGAGACTCCTTATAAAGAATAATATCCCCAGACCTTAACAAAGGGAGCATACTATCACCTATAACACCAAATGCACCATCGCATCTCGGGGCGTTAGGTATCTTTATAGTGTCTATAATATTAACCCTCTTGTCTCCTTTTAAAAAAGACGATAACCCAGCCGTAGCATCTAAATCGTAGAAAGGTATTTCTTGTGTATCTATGATAGCATCACGGGTTTTACGGTTACCTTTAATAATAGTAACTTCTTGTGATTGATTTTCGTGCTCAGGTTTCAGCATTTCTCCTCTTCCTGTAAGCAACCACTCAGGACTTACATCGGGATATTTAGCAACTATTTTTGCCAAAATATCGGAGCTAAGGGCTTTTTCCTTTGCTTTTCCTTTAAAATTTCCGTATGTAATACCCAAATCATCAAAAAATTTTTCTCTTGCAATACCCTTATTCTCAGAGATATACAAGACCCTCTCTTTAATATTAGAAAAAATAGTTGCCATAAAATTTGCATATTAGAAAAAATAGTTGCTATCTTTGCGCCAGAATTGGAACAATAAGTAACAATGGACAAAAGTAAGAAAAAAAAGTATAACAAGTACAATGCAAGCGTAATAAATGCATTGATAGAGAAACACGGTTTCTCTGGGCGATACATTCGCCAGTGTGTAAGTGGCGAGCGTACAAGCCTCTCAGCCGACAAAATCAGAAAGGACTACCAAAGTATGATTGCCCCTTCTGAAATGAAAGTAAAAGAATTTTTAAACGATTAAGCTATGAGCAATCTAATTAACACCATTCAGCAAACAATGTCCAGCATTGAGATTGCCAACCTAACAGGCAAACAGCACAAACACGTTATGCGTGATATTCGTGAACTCAATGAAGGTTATGAAAAATTGTATCTGCCCAAAATTGGGCTGAAACACAGAATCAGTGATTTAGGAGGTGGAAGACAAAGAAAAGACCCCTATTTCGAGCTAACACGAATGCAAACATTCGACCTTCTCACTGGGTATAGTGTAGAACTCCGTATCAAGGTCAATCGCCGTTGGGAAGAGTTGGAAGCCCTTACCCGTATCAAAATACCTCCCTCACTCAATGTTTACGGCAAGGAAGCTCTGCCCTATATAGAGTGGTTGCTATTACACCAGTACTCAGTTACCAGTGGGCAGTATCATCGTCGTATTAAAAAGCACCCTGAGCACTTCTACCGCACCGCCGAAGGCAAGTGGTATATAAATAAAGAGTTTGCCGAAGCCCTTTTGCAACTGCGCAACGGCTATCAACAGCTTACCAAGGTCCAAGGACTGCCACAAGTAGTACAATTAGAGTTAAAACTTTTTGAAGCATAACCATAACAAAGCCAATTTAAAAACCTTTTAAAACACATTTAAAATGATAACAAAAACCATTTACCTAATCAATGAGGACTTCCTTATCATCGGCAAAGAGATACGCACTACCTTCTTAGGTATCGTCGTGAAAAGAGAAAAAATTATGTTGCCCAAGGCTATGACTTATTATCCTGCCGAGAGTTCCTCTCACGCTCCAAGTCTTTCATCCGGCAATAGAACTCAAATATATGAGGCTGAACAGTATGAGGGCGATAAAGTTCTCCCTCTTTCTCCAAGCAAATCAATCGATCGTATGCTTGATATGTTTTTTCGTACTCCACTTCGTCGAGAACGCCCGCTAATTCGTCCTTTTTCAGTAGGCGAGAACCCAGTTCAATCACAAGTTGCTCAAGAGTCTTTAAATACACCTCATTAAGGGCAACTTCAAAGCGTAAGTTATCTATTTTCTCTTGCATTTCCTTAATTACATCATCTGTACTCATAAATTTAATAATTTAATAATTAGGCTACAAAAGTAGTAAAAAAAACAGTAAGTATGCCATACCTCTGGTTACATAATAAAGTCGCCGTCGAAGCTGAAGAGTTAGTACCCCACTATTGGAACGTACTAAAATCTCTGCAAAGCGAGCTGGCGCGCCATAAAGATAAACCTTACGGCGTGAAAAAACTCCAATCGGGTGGCAATGGGCGCAAGCTCCTTATCGACTACGATACCCTGCCTACAGACATACAGCACGCCCTTGGCGACCCTCGCAAAGAAGGACACCTCCTTGAGCGTTACTATGCCGTGAAAGACGAAACTATCCGCTTCTATGCGGGTTGGAAACGACAAGGAAAGCCCCTCACCGATGAGGAGATAGACCGCTATGTCATCAATGCTACTACCTTGCAGGCACTCGTAACACTTGAGAGTGAACGCCTAAACGTACGCCAGTCGTTACACAAAAAGAGCCCTACCAAAGGGCTTGCACAAAGCCTTCTTACCGATGCTTTGAGCTTCAACGAAACCCTGCCCCCCAGCCGTAAGCACTCCCTCCCCGAAAGCCTACGCCATTTTAAAAATGCCTTCAAAGCCTTTAAAAACGAAGGACTGCTTTCAGTGATTAAAGACCCCTACGGCAAAGGCAAGCAAAACGCCCGCAAGGTAGATGAGCGCGTAATAGAAGTCCTCAAAGGCTTATTCGTAGGACAAGAGTACAAACCCACCCCTACCGATATAGCCCGCCAATACGACTCCTTCCTTAGCGGATATATAGAAGTTTTTAATAAAGAAACTGGCGAACTATACGCCCCTGAAGAGTTTCCTGCCCTTAGCGAAAGCACCATCAAAGCCTACCTATCGGCTTGGGAAACTAAAATCGCCACCTACAGCCTCCGCTCTGGCAACCGACAAGCCTTTATGGGGCAATTTATCCCCTACGCCCAAACCGAACTCCCTACCAAAGCAGGCTCGCTCCTCTCTATTGACGACCGCCAACCGCCCTTCTGGTACGACAAAGGCAAACGCCTTTGGTTTTATATCGGCATAGATGTCGCCAGCCGTTGTATGACAGCCTTTGTCTACGGCAAAACCAAAGAAGGCATCATCTTAGAGTTCTACCGACAGCTGGTGCGCAACTATCACCAATGGGGCTTAAAACTCCCCTTTGAGTTGGAGTGCGAAAGCTCCCTCAACAGCAGTTTTTTAAACACTTTCCTACGTGAGGGCTATATGTTCCAAAAGGTACGGGTTGAGGCAAACAATGCCCGCGGTAAGTACATAGAACGTATGTTTGGCAAGATGCGTAACAATAAAGAAAAATACGCCGAAGGTTGGATAGCACGCCCCTTTGCTAAGAGCGAAGCCAACCAAGCGGGCAAAGGAGCTACTAAAATTATCCCTTACAACGAACTCGTGCAGGCACGCCTTGCCGATATAGAAGATTGGAACAACGAGCCACACGATGAGCACCCCGAAGTGAGCCGTTGGGAGTACTTCCTAAACAACCAGCTCGAAACCCTACCAGAAACCAACTACCGCGCTATCCTGCCCCATATAGGATACAGCGTTAAAACAAGTTGCAAACAAGGCTACATCAGCCTTAATAGGCAAAAAATGGCAATCGCCGAAGATAGCACCATACTCACCGGCGAGCTACTCATTGAGAAAATGAAACAAATAGAAGGTAAAGAGATAGAAGTTTATTGGCTCGACAGCAACGAAGGCGACCTTATCAAAGCCATAGCCTACTGCGGAGGTCGCTATATATGCGAAGTACAACCAATGCCAAAATTCCAACGTGCACGTGCCGAACAAACAGAAGCCGATATGGTAGCCAAAGCCCTACAAGACGCCTATACGATGACCATTGTACGCTTTGTACAGCACCACAGCAAGCAAATAGCCGAAGTAGGCATCATCAACCGCGCACCGGTACGCCAACGCACTTTCGTTATCCCAAGCCTCAAACGCTACGAAGCCACCAACACCACAGAAGTCGAAATACTCAGCGATTACGACTCCTTAGACGAAGACGACAAACAAATATTGTATAACCCCAGTACCGGTACCGAGTACACCCAATCTTGGAGAAACAAATACACTATATAATGAAAATAGCAATCGAATTTAAACAGAAAGTACGCGAGGCTATGTTAGCCGACCGCGAAAACTACGGAGGTTCCGACACAGCTTATGCCAAACGCCTCAAACTAAGTGCCGCCATTTATTCACAAATCAAAAATGGCAAAATAGACAAAGTACTATCCGACACCCAATGGCTTGTAATTGCCCATCAGCTCGGTGTACAAGTGAACGACAACGGCTGGAAAGTAGCCCGCACACAAGTCTACACCGAAATTGAAGACAACTTGCTATACTGCAAAACTTACAGCAAATCAATGATACTGGTAGACGACTGTGGTATAGGCAAAACCTTCTGCGCACGCCACGTTGTAAAGCAACAGAAAAACGCCTTTTATATCGACTGCTCACAAGCCAAAACGAAACAACAATTCATTCGCCTGCTTGCCAAAACCATAGGCGTGGACGATACAGGACGATACACCGATGTAAAAGCCGCTATTAAAATGTGCCTCCTGTACTTAGAACAGCCTTTAGTTGTATTAGACGAAGCTGGCGACCTTGATTACAACGCCTTCCTTGAGCTCAAAGAACTATGGAACGCCACCCAAGGACAGTGCGCCTGGTATATGATGGGAGCTGACGGTTTGCGTGCCAAAATAGAGAGCGGTATCGCTCACAAAAAAGTAGGCTATGCCGAAATATTCGACCGCTTTTTTGACATCACCACTATTGTACCCCAAGGCACCGACGACCGCAAAGCCTTCTACATACAACTACTGGGCGATGTAGCCACCGTAAACGCCAAACAGCAAAGCGATGTAGATAAGTTAGTACGCAAATGCCTCAACCCAAGCGGTAAGAAAGACGCTACCGCCTCAGATATGAAACGACTACGATATTTAGAAAATCTCATAAAACTAAGCTGAAACAATGGCACGAATAAAAGCAATATACGGCAAACAACTACTCGAAAAAACCTATAAAACATTCCCTTTTAAGGGGCAGTGGGCACGCGCCCTGGGCAACCCCGAAGTAGCAGGCTTTTGGCTCATATATGGCAAAGAAAAACAAGGAAAAACGTGGTTCTCACTCAAACTCGCCGAGCACCTAAGCAACTACGAAACCACAATGTACATCAGTGCTGAGCAGGGCACCAGCAAAACATTCCGAGACGCCTATATGCGTGCCCAACTTGACCCTTTTAATCGTCGACTAAAGATAGTACCCTATACTGAAATTGCAGAAATAGAAAATACCCTTGGAAAACAAAGAAGCTCAAAGGTAGTCATCATCGACAACACTACTATTTACAAAGACGAACTCACAGCCCCAAAGTTACGAGAGTGGAGCCGAAAGTACCGAAACACCCTTTTTATCTTTCTCTCACACGAAGAGAAAGGCGAACCCGACCTCGCTGTAGGTCGCCTCTGTAAGAAGCTCGCGGAAATCGTTATCCGAGTAGAAGGACTTGCCTGCCACGTGTCGGGGCGTTGCCCTGGTGGCACCCTCGTTATCGACGAAGAGAAAGCACAACTCTATTACGACACTAATATCACCCCTAATATCTAACACCTATGAATACAATAGCCCAGCAAATCATCTATCGCCACGCCCTCGCCCGCAAATTAGGGATCTCCTATTTGCAGTACGAAAACCTCCGCTATGAGTTCTACAACGAATGGTGCACCAATCTATGCAACACCGCCATAGGTAGAGGGCTGCACTTAAAAACCCTCATCACCCACGACACCCTACTCAATTGGTATGACGATCAGTGGTACAACGAGGTGGAGAAAACCATTGAACGCCTCTACGGCAACGACATCACCCTATTCAATGCCGACGACGTCCTCCTGCTCATCACTATCTACGCAGAAAATATCCTGCAGTACTATCCCAGTGTACTCCTAAAGAAAATAACCGCTCGTACGGCTCGCACCGAACACTAAGCGAACACCAAGCGAAGACAAACCAAAAAACAATGAGAATAGAACCTAACGAAATCAGCGATTACGACTACATCAATCGCAAAATGAGAGAGCACGCACAAGAGCTTCTCAAAACCGCCAAAAAGCAAAAACGCCCCGTGCGATACCTCCCCCAAGGCATCAGCGGCGATAATGTAACTTGGTGGGCAGACCTCAAAAAATACGGCAAACTAATAACAAAATAACAATGAAAAGCAGATTTTTAGCATACACCGAAGCCCTTGCTCTTGACACCTTTTTACAGGTGCTTACCTTCGAGCAACGGCTACAAACCTGCCAATACCGCGCAGGTAAAACCAACAAAGTGCCTACCTTAGTGCAGAAGTTACAGGACTGGTGTGCTTACAATCAGTGGCAACCTCCTGCATTTCGATACGACGCTTTTACCCGCGAACTCCTATGGGAAGATGACAACGCCGAATGGCAACCGCTAAGCAAGCACCCGCTATATAAAGTAAAAGTAACAGGATATTAACAAATAACAATTATCAATTATGACAGTAGATTTAACACACCTCACAGAAGAGCAACTCAAAGCAGAACTACAACGCCGTGAACAAGCACAAAACGAAAACCGCGAGGCATACAAAGCCCTCGTCAATGAGGCAATTCCACAAATCATTGGCAAGTTACAGAACTATTCAGAGCAAATGGCAGAAGTGAAATTGCATACTTTTGAAGCCCTCAAAATCTTGTTAGACACCAAAAACGAAGTTTATGATGTTAAAGGAGACCAACAGAGCCACACCTTCACTGATGAGCACGGTAACACCATTACTTACGGCTTCCGCGTTATCGACAACTGGGACGACACGGTAAATGCCGGTATAGAGAAAGTAGGTCACTTTATCTCATCACTGGCTAAAGACGATGATAGTGCCAAGCTCGTGTCAGTTATTAACCGCTTATTAAAAAAGGATGCAAAAGGAAACCTAAAAGCCTCCCGCGTGTTGGAACTCACTCGTGTAGCCAAAGAATTTGATAACCCTGACTTCACCGATGCAGTAAAAATTATTTCCGAAGCCTACCGCCCACAGCGTTCCGTCTTTTACATCGAAGCTAACACCATTGATGAGCAAGGCAAAAAGTGCAATATCCCCCTATCGCTATCCTCGGTAGACTTCCCCCCAGGAACCGACATTAAAAACCTCTTCCCAGTACACGAGAAGTACGAAGAGAATGCGTAACAACATCAGTCGTCAGATTAGTTGGACGAGTCGGACTGGTCTGACGACTATTTTAAATAACCTTTAAACACTGTTTAAAATGAACCCCGATGCTTTAATAGTAGACAAAATTAGAGAGAGTTTGCAGAAAGATTTAATAGAAAAATACAAAGGCAAAACCCTCGAAGAGATAGCCAAAGAAAGTGGCTTTACTGTAACTCATACTTATACCAGTGAGTTTATAATATCAGATAAAAAACACAAAAAAAGATGATAAGCAAAGAACAAATTAAGATACTGCAAACCCTACTCGGCAAGCAGTATAGAGACAGAGAAGAGCGTTTAGCGTTTGTCTCGGCATTTGTAGGCGAAGAGGTAGCCAGTATTAAAAACCTTACTCCCCAACAAGCCTTTGGGCTCATACGCTACCTCAAAGACGGGCAGGTTGCACCCGCAAGCTATTATGCAAGGTTTGACGCACAAAACCCACAGCATCGTACCCTATTAGCCCGATGCCACGAGTTAGGTTGGGTACAAGAGGATAACTCCAAGTACGTAGACATCAATCGTCTTGGTAGTTTTCTTATCAGCAGTCGTTCCCCCGTAAAGAAGGCTCTCGCCGATATGACCAGTAAAGAAGTGAGTAAAATCATATTCATACTCGAAAAGATGATACAACAACGCTATGAAAGAAGTTAGAAAATTAGCCAATGAGAAAATTAGTAAATTAACCTGCTCTCACAAGCATAAAGAGCTCCGCACCCTTGCCCACTACTGTACCGTCGAGGTAACCGCAATATTTTGCAAAGATTGTGGCAAGCAATTAACAAAAGAAGAGTGGAATGTATAACAATTTAAATACAAAATACAATGGAAATAGACGATTATGATATAAGTTACTCCTCAATATGCGATAGGATTAATGGAAACCCTCAAGCAGCAAAAAAAGAGCTATTGCGTTTGTGTAATATGACCATAAAAGCAGAAGAAAAAGTTAAAAAATTAGAAGAGGAACTAAGTGAGGCAAAAACTGATGTGAGATTTTTTAAAAAGGGCATATACAACACCTTTCATTACTTTCGTAACCAAATTAGCAAACTACCCTCCTCTGTTATCCTCCGTGAAGGAAAGACGATATACATCATTAAGTACTTCGATGAAGATAACATTACAATAGATGTTGAAAAGGAAAGTTTTTAATTACTAAAATACAAAGAAAATGAATAACACCAAAAATTACCCCACTTGGCTTGTGTCCCCCGACATTGCCAAAGAGCTTAAAGAAATAGGTTTTGATACCCCCTGCTATTGTTATATAGCTCTTGCTATCAGTGGCAAAGGGTACCAATGTATAGAAATAGGTGATAAGATACACAACGAAGTCTATAATAGTATTG